GAAGTTCAGTAGAACGTGTCCACGCTGCTCAAGCGCCTCGAAGAAGGCGTTGAGCCCGTCGAGACCGTCTCTAAACAGCGGAGCGAGGTCTTCCATCAGCGGCCTGAACGCATCCATGAAGTCCTTCTGGATGCGGTCGAGGATGGACATTAGGCCTTCCTGTAGGCCGCCCTCAGCCGCGAGTGCGAATCCAGCAGCACCAAGTGCAGCAATAGCCGCGAGCGCTGACGCCGCTGCAACAGCAGCAACCGCGACCGCGACGAGTGCGCCAATCAGCGCTGGGATTGCGCCAATCAGGACGAGGATAAACGGAATGAGCTTAGCGAGTGCGTTGTGCACGTCGCTCATCCGCAGGTTGAAGAGGTTGACGTTGTCAGCGGCCTCGTCCATAGCCGCCGCTGTGCCCGCTGACATCGGACCTCCGCCGCGAGCACCTACGTCAACGTCGATGTCGCCGAATTCCATCGCTTGCATCGCAGCAAGCTTGGCGGCGAGTGCATTAAGCTGCGCGTCGTGCACGTCGACAGTGATGTCGATGTCGTCAACGCGCTCGGCCTGGCGCTCGATGACCTCAAGGGTCGCAAGGAGCTTTGCAAGCTCCTCTTCGTATTGTTCTATAACCCCGATTACGATTTCGAGGTTTTCAACTTCTGCCATATGTTACTTCATACAGAAGCTGACAAACCAAAGCTCGGTAAGAGCGCGGTTTCAACTTCTGCCATTTAGAATCCCTTAGTGACTCCGTGCCCCTTTCGCATACCGCCAGGCTTGTCATCGAGGTCGTAGTCCTCTGTGTGATAGTCCTTCGCCATAGCGTATACGAACCGCTGTATCGGAGTCAGTTCTTTCTGTGACGGGGCGAGCGGTATTCCGTTGTCCTGAAGGCCGTAGATTTCCTGGCCGTGATGCGACTCGGCCAGTTCTCTCAGTTTCCCTCGTCACCAACGGTCTCAACGAGAGCCTGGATACCGATGGTAAACGAGACGAAGTCTACAGCGTTGTCAATAAGCTCGTCAATAGCGTCCTGCGCAGCGGGGCGTACGTCTTCAGGCTTCTCGACCTTGATACCGTACTCCTTCTCGATACGTGACGCCTCGTCAACGAACAACTCGCGCAGGTCCTCCTCGTCGGGCTCGACTGCGTACTTCGCGCATCGACGGATGCCCTCGAAAGTCTCCTGGGAGAGTGCGTCGAACATGCTCGACGTAGCTCCGCGTAGCTCTTCCTCAAGCTCTTCAAGCTCAGCCTCCTCGTCTTCGTCAAGCTCTTCCTCGGAGGCAAGCTCTCTGTAGCGCTCCATCTTCCCTTCAGGCAGGTCTGACCGCAGATTTTCAAGCTCCTCGCGGTCGATGAGACTCATGACCTCGAAGAATTCTGGGTCCTTTAGCTGCCTGACAGTTAGCTCGTGTTCCTCGTCGTCGATAGTAACTCGGATGGTGCCGCGCCAATCCGCCCCTTCCTGTACTTTCTTCCGCGCTTTTGCAAGGTCGCTCATACTAAAAATCTGGTTTCGCTACCAGTGTCTATCTATGTATGTAATGCGGAAGGTTCGACATTCGCTGTGCGAATGTCTACACCGTAGCGCGGGCCGTGTCCGCACGAGGTCTCGCGCGACAGAAAAGAGTAAGGCTACGCGAGCTAAGTTAGGTGAAAAGAGAAAGCGCTAACTAAACGTAATAAAAAGAGTTACTTAGTTAGGTTAGTCCCAGGCGGACTGACCGCTCTCACGAGTGCCAGTCTTGTCCACGCGGACTGCGAACCCTTCGACGGCGTACTCCATCGGGTCGCCGCTGGATGCGGAAAGCTCTTCGGACGACGCGAGACATGTGTCGAGGGAATACTCCCACCGAACAGTCCCGTCGTCTTCCGTCTTCCGCGCCGTGAAGGAGAAAATTTGGCTCTCGCCATCCTCGTTCGCAATCATCTCGAACGTGGATACGTCTTCACCGAGCATGGTGAAGCTGAATCCGTGTTCGATGTCTCCGCGTGAGAGGCCCGCAGGCAGCCGCTGACCAACGCCGCTCTGAGACGTGATATCCTCGTCCTTGGTGATACTGAATTCGTCTACGACAACGCGCCCCATTTCGAGGCTGCTGCCACGACGCACGTCACCCTTTTCGAGGATAAGCTCAACGTCGTTCGCGTTAGTGATAATGTTCTCTGCCATAATTAATCACCTCTTATGCTGCACCCTCATTGCGGACGATGTCGCCCACGGAGATGGTCACGTCGATGTAGTCGACGTACTTGACCAGTTGGATTCCGAGGGAGACGTTCGCCTGGTTCGGGTTGCTCCCGTCCTGCGCAACGCTGACAGTGAAGTCTTCGAGCAGCGATGGGCTGCCCTTCTCCATTGCCTTGAGGAAGTTGCGGTGCGAACGGGATAGGCTGTTCAGCGTCGTGTCGGTCATCTGCTCGCCAATGTAGTTGCGAGCGACCGTGTGCGACGCTTCTGTTACTTCGTCAGTAATCTGCATCCAGGCCACGCGACCGAACTTCGTGGTAGTGGACGTTGTCTTGTCCATAGCGATTGTGCCGCCATCCTTATCGAGCAGAGCCATTACCTCCTCGTCAATAAGGGTGCCAGCCTCAGACTCCGCGAAGTCGGCGCGCAGGCTGCTGAATCCAGCAATACTGTCGTTTGTCGATGTCAGTCCAAGTGCGAGTGAAGCGAGGTGTCCAGCGATAGCGCCAATGAGACGCTGCTGGTTCGTCTCAGCGTCGTCGCGCCATCCACGTGCTGGCGACACGAGGCTCAGCCGACGCTCGTCGATGCTGTCGGAGTAGCCGCTCGTGTAACCGCTCGTGTTCGTCGGGTCTGGCACGGGAGCCGCGCCAGCGACTACGTGCATGAAGTCGAAGTCCTGCGCACGGGAGTTAACCTCCGTCATCAGGTCGTTGATGACCGACGTGTTCTCCGTCAGCACGCCGATAATGCGCGGGGACTTGTCTACCAGGTCCGCCATAGCCGTCTGCCCATAGTCACCATACGAGTATGTGATGTCGTACGATGACGATGCGTCAGCCTCCCACTCTCCTGTAACAGGGTTGAGATTCATCGTGTTGGAGGCCGATGGGGAAGTTGGCGTGCCGTAGACGATATTCACGTCCACAGACTCGCCTTCGGACGTGTCCTGAGCAGAAATGCTGTGCTCGTCGTGCACGTTCGGGTCGAAGGCTGGGGCATCCGTTAGAGTGCCCGTGCTCGTGGACGAGAATGACTCGGTCGTAGACGTAGTCTCAGCCACTGGTAGAGCCCATACCTCGCCAGCACCGTTGAGGAAAGCAAGCTGAGCCTGTTCGTGTAGCTCGCTGTCTTCCCCAAATAGGTCCTGTGCGTCGGACGGGCTCTGGACTTGGACGACATCGCCAGGAGTCGCTGTTCCGCTTGACGTATCCATTCCGCCGATAAGACCAACTGTGTTCTCGAAAGCGACAGAAACTGCTACAGTGCCGCCGCTAAGAACAGTAATCTGGTCCTGGGGAATGGCTGTTCCGCCGTAAGTTACCATGTTTTATGTTGTAGTGTAAGTTGCTCCTTCGATGTCGTGGTTCACCTGAGTGAGGTTATCCGTACTGAACTTGTAGTCCCGATAGAAGGTAATACGAACCTCGACCTGGTCTCCTCGGATAACGTCTTCTTCATCACCAACGTCGGTCGAGCGAGAGTCGATAACCTCCACGCTGATTATGTCTGCGTGAAGGTCGCTCTTAGGCCATGCACCGAAAGCGTATTTGCCGAAAGCGCCGTGAACCGCTTCGTAGATAGGTTCCTTTTCGAGAGAGTTAGATGCGCGTACGTCAACGAGGAACTGGGCCTGGACGTACTCGCGCCACACCTCATTGTCGACCGTACCACCAGAGCGCTCGACGTAGTCGGGACCTGCCCCAACTCCGTTGTATCCCACTCTACGGTACGAATCGTTGTAAACGACCTGTGGGAGCGTCTCCGTCTCAGGATTCGTCTGTGTAATCTGATTAGCATCTACGGTAATCGTGTAAGTGCTGCCGTCGCTGCGCTCCACAGTGTGGTCGCCTGAAGCAGCACTCTTCAGTTCGCCGTAGAATGCTTCGATGATATCTGCTCGCGTAGCCATCTTCAGTTTCTCCGTACAGACCGCTTAACTGCTCGGCGGGCCTTACGCATCATCTCAGGCTTCGTTGCGAACCAGGCTGGGCGCATATATGGATGGGCATTGGTACCGCGCTTTGCGATACTCTTTGCGATAGCCCATGCCATGCTCTGGGTTCTCGGTCCCATGAACCCAGGCTTGGTCATGACCCAGTTAGTAATCGCTGACACGAGACCTGGAGTAAGCTCAGGACTGTCGAATCGGCGTACGTCATCAGGTACACCGTACGGCGAAACGCCGAACCGTGCTCCTGTGCCAAATTCCACGTACGCTGCGTATGGCGTGTCAGCGACGATTCGCACTTCCTTGCCTGAAGGGCCGAAGGTTTCTCTGACGTAAATGGACTGGGCGAGTAGTCCGCGCCAGACCTGTCCGCCTGTGAGAACCTGGGCACGCGCCTCTGCGGCAGTGGACGTGGCTCCCTCGGCAACGGCCTTCTCGACACGCCGACCGAGGTCACGATTCATGCCGCGCACCTTACGTTTCAGGCTGCGCATGCCCTTAATCGTCATTGGTCTTTCGTGTGAGAGAGAAGCGCTTGAGCTTCTTGTCGTCGTTGTCTGGCAGATGCTGAATCCGCTGTACCTCGTAGGTTTCTCCGCCGTGCGGATACTCGTCGCCTACCTCTACGTCAGCAGAAGGTAGAGCGAGAGCTTCGAGGTCGCCGCCGAGCCTGTCTCCGTATGGAGTATCCACGTTGATTTCCGTGGGCTGATGTAGCCAGGCTTCTACGGTGATAGTGGATTCCGTTTCCTCGTCTTCCCCGAAGCGACCAGCAGCGTGCGTCGTGCGTACGACGCTATGCTCTACCAGGTGTTCACGGACAACCTGGCGGAGCAGCTTATACGCGCGGGACGTGGGGATGTACATTATCGGACGTAGTCTTCGCCGATGTAGTCAGCAGTGTTCTTCATCCCTACTCCCTGTTTCGTATCGAGCGAAGACGCATCGAGACCAACTCGAACGTCGTCCGCCCACTGCTGAAGCTGCTGAGAGTCTTCAGGGTCATCGGTGTTGAACGAGATAGCCTCGTCACCGATGGAGTAGGAGCTTAGCGGGATGTTTTCGACAGCGGACTTGGCGCGCATGCATGTATATGCAATGAGCACCAGTCCGAGACCGCTATCGCTATACCATGATGTTGAGCCCGTTTCGAGGGCTACTCGGTGCTTGGCACGTTCGAGTATCTCGCTTAGCTGCGTGTCGGGAAGTTCGTCGGACGTGTTTTCGTAGGATGTCTCTGCTCGTACGGCAGCAAGAACGTCGTCGTCTTTAGCGGGCTCCCACGGTGGCATGTCAGACCACCCCGATTAGGTCAGCAACGTAAGCGACAGCGCCGCTGCCAATGATGAAAGCCAGAACTTTCAGTGCACCGCGCATTTCCATGCGCCAGCGCTCAAGGCGTGTAATGCGCCTTTCGTGATGCTCCTGAGTTTCATCAAGCTCCTTTACGCGGCGCTGGAGTACGGCCTCATCGACCATAGTGAACCACTTAAGCGTCAGTTACGCTTAAGCGTTATCGAAGAGAGCCGTTACGTTTTCGAGCTTTACAACGTCGCGGGCGATGTCTGTGTCAGTCTTGTGACCGTTCTGGCCGTAGACGACACCAGCGCGCCACTTGTATTCGAAGCGCTCGCGGAAACCGTCCTTCTCCAGCGGACCACGTACGTCAGGGCTGCCCTGCTCGTACAGCTCGTAGAAGTCCCCACCGTGGTTCGGGATGAGGTACATCACGTCGTCCTTCGCGTCGGACAGCGGGCTGCTGTACGAGTCGTTCGTCCGAGACGGGAAGTCGATGGAGAAGGTCAGAGACCCACTCTCGCCAGGCGCAGTCGGAACACCAATCTTAGGCGGCACCGTGAGACGCCGCTGGACTCCGACAGCCTGCTCGTTCTCGTCCGCACTGACCAGTTCCCACTGGGACTGGACGATAGCGCCGTCGAAGGTACCGTACTGGTTCCAGTACGCCCAGATGACGGGCTTCGCCGCAGCGATGTCCCACGTGGTGTCCATGTACAGCTTGTCAATCTTCTCGTACGCCTTCTGCGTAATGATGTTGGCCTGTACGCCGCCAAGGTCGCCGCTGGACGGGTCGTAGCCCGAGCAGTCGATTACGTTGCCGCTCGGCATGTTGTCTTCGAGCCACTCGAATACGCCCTTGAAGACGGCAGTGCCGTCCTCGTGGTCGAGACCTTGCAGGAATGCAAGGTCGGCCTGAACGTCGAATAGCTCAAGGATGCCGTCCCGCATGTCGGAGACGAACGAGTCGTCTACCTCGCGGTCCTCATCCTCGATAGTGAAGCCGTGCGTGTAGCGCGGGATGTACTGCGTACCGCCCACGACACGTACGAGTTCGACGTTGCCGAAGGACTCGCCGATACCAGTCGGCCCGCCTGGCATGTCAGACTCAGCGCTCAGGAACGTCGCACCGCCTTCCTCGACATAGCGAGTGCCAGCATCAAGCTGGCGAACTGGCGCGAATTCCTGACGAAGGGCCTGACGGTCGAAAGTGGCCTCTGCGTTCTCTTCGCGGTTAATCATGATGCCCTCGTCGGGCTTGACGAGGGTCATCTGCTCCTCAGTCAGAATTGAGCTTGTAGCCATTGTTAGTTAGTCACCTCAGTTTATAGGTCTCCCACACGGACGCGGACTGGCACATCGAAGCTCGATGCGCTGTCCTTGTGGGCAGTACCGATGGCGAGGAAGTCGCCAGAGGACTCGCGCCCATAGGTCGTACCAGCGTCGTCCGTGTAGCCTTCTTCTACGAGGCGTCCTTCGAATTCGACGCCTCCTACCGCAGCGATACCTACGACGTTACCGTCGGAGATGCTTGCTGCTGGGTCTGTACTGTTGTCTGCGGCTGTCCGTACCTTGATGCGGTCAGCATCAGCCAGGTAGAGCGCAGGTACGCGCTCGCCCGAAGCGTAGGTCCAGTCAGTAGTCTCGTCCATCTCAGCAGCGACGTACGCGCCAGAGCGGGGCGAGGTCGCCAGTGCAACGTCTGCAAAAGCGTCCGTGGCCTCCGCACGGCGGTAGCGCGCGCTACCATTATCTACAACGAGAGTGCCGACGTGGATATCCTCATTAGCGAGGTAGCTTGTGAAGGAACGGTCAGCCTCTTCTACGTAGAATCCCATGTGTTATATCACCTGTGTTATGTTTAGTCCCACGGAGTCTTAGCGTACTTGCCTGAAGTCTGTACGCCGTCTCCAGTGGATTCGCCGCTGTCTGCGTTAGCGGTCTGTTCGTCATAGGAGCCTGCAAGCTCCTCGATTTCTTCTCTCTTGTCGGCAAGAGCGTCGAGGTCAGCATCGAAGTGCTCGATAACTTCCTCGGCGTCCTCGCCATAGCGGTCCGTGTGTTCCGTAATAGCCTTTGCATGCTCTTCCATCTTCGGACGCTCAAGCTCGTCGACGCGCTCTTCGAGGTCCTCCTTCCGCTCGCGGAGGTCCTGTACTTCGTCGACAAGTGCCTGAACGTCTTCGATGTCGTCAAGCTCGCTCAGCGTTTCCTCAGTAGCCTCTGCGGCCTCTTCAGCGGCCTGAAGCTCATCGAGGCGCTCGGATGCGCCATCGTGCTCGGAGGCCAGCTTACCAAGAGCCGCGTCAGCACTAAGGTCGTCAAAGTCAATCTCCATAGTTGTGCCTGTGTTTTCGTTGTCACAATCGCAGTCAGCGCATGACGCGCAGTCGATTGTGTATCGGTCGATGGATTCTGCAAGCGCGTCGATTCCCCCATCGTAGGAATCTTCCCACGGGCGATTCTCGGTTGGGCAGTCTTTCGACTTTGCCGCACGCTTGATGCGTGCCTCCAGGGTGGAGGTGTCTACAGAGTAACTCCCGTGATTGCGTAGGTTCCAAGCATCCTTCACGTCGTTACACGTATTCAGCGGATACTTGGGACTGTCACCGTCAGGATTCTCGGATGGGCTGATGCCGTACCAGTCGCCATCTTCAGTATAGATTCCTTCTGGTGCGTCTGTCGTTGATTGCATAGAAACAGTCCCCTCTGCGCCGTCATCTGTATTTGTAATGCGGAGGGGGTATTTAAAGCCCTCTGCATCTACAGGAGCAGCATGTCCATGGAGCGGACTGTCGATTCCACACCCGTTCTCTGACGAGCAACGACCCAGCCGCACAGATGCACAGTGGTCGAAGTACATCTGTGTCTGGTAGCCGTCGAGGTCTACGTCTTCGTCGTCTGACCCTCCTACGATGCCATCATATTCGTCGACACGCTCGATACGGTTGTAGAACCCAACAGATACATCGTTGTGCTTTTCCACCCAACCCTTCGCCTCTTCGTCATCTACAGGAATATGTAGGTCAGCGTCAAGGTCGTCGGTAGAGTCGATGTACCGAGGGCTCTTCCAGAAGCCGTGGATATCGTCGACATTCTTTACCATCCCTGTTTCAGGATGGTCAAGTGTCCACGGAGCATTGTCGAGCGACCATGCAGCCCTCTTCAGTTCCTCGCGCGGCTTCTTCAGCCACATCGTCTCGTCTTGGAACTGATACGGCTGCGGGATAGGCTTCGCTACGGTTGCAGGGAGCTTGTAAAACTCCTTGGTGTCGAAGGCCTCCGCGTGTGGAGGCTGGTCGACGCGCACCGTATCGACCTCGTCCCAGGCGATTTCCACACCGCCATCGTCGTCTACCGTGATACCACTCGCATCGTCGTGGAAAGTCGCTGTCGCCGCGTCGTGTGTCAGTATTGTTTCGTCAATCATGCTTCACTAATCCGTACTGTGCCCTGAAGCAGGTCGGAGATGTTTCCTCCCGAATCCTCCAGTCGTACCTTGTGGAAGAACGTATCTTCAGGCCTATTGAGTATTCCCTCCGTGTCAGTCGGCTGAATAGTAATCTCGTACGCCCCGACCGATGCATCAGTGACTGTCACATCACTACTGCCGCTCTCAGTCTTCTCTACAATCACCTCGCCGCCCTGTCGCGTCTTCAGCACCCACGTAAGCTCATTGAAGCCTGAGATGTTCAGGTCTCCACCGCTGTCTTCATCATCGGTCTGTGTGACTACAATCTTCTTCGTCTCACCTTCATTCATAGAGAGATTCTGCTCAGTTGCTGTCATTGGTTTTCACCCTTTGAGTTGAGTATTTCCTCCAGGTCGAATTCACTGCCAAGCGCCTCGGTAAGCGCCTTTGCCGAAGCGAGGTCGATTTCGAGAGAGTAGACCGACTCCAGCGGAATCGTGTCGAGGACCTGGAATACTGACGATGCCGAGTCCGCGGTGATAGTGATTGTCAGGTCTGACGCTTCTGACGCCGAGCCACTCTCTGTTCCAGCGACCGATAGCTGTACCTGCATCGACGTGTTCTCCGACGCAGATGCAAAGTCAACGCCGCCGCCTGAAGAGATGGACACGTCGAGAGAGGCCGTATCGGACGCTGCTGCTGCGTCCACGCTGCTATCGGCGGAGGCAGAGAAGCCCAGCGCAGCACCCTCTGTACCGACGCCTACTTCAGCCGTCGCCGCCTCGAAGTCCATAAGCAGCGACGTGTTTGCAGCAGCCGTCGCCAACGACACGCTGCTCGACGTTGATGCAGAGATATCGAGAGAGGTGGTCTCGAATTCACCAACGGCAGTGGACTCCGCTGCCGAGGTAGCTGCATCAATCAGCAGCGAGGAGGCTACGGACGCTGCTGCGGAGGCAGTAGAGCCTGGTGCGAATGAGGCGACCAGGTCAGTGCTCTCTGTTGCAGAGCCAATTTCCGCGCTGCTCGTTGACAGTGATGCAGATGTAGACGCCGATTCTGCTGATTTCCCCGTCTCAGAACTGGTCGTGGAGACGGTAGCCGCCAGGGTCGGGTTGGCCGCTGTGCCAACTGCGTTAGTGACATTCGTCGTCGGCGTTACAGTAGCCTGTATAGCGGACGCGGCTGCGGCAGAGGCGGCTGAGACGGACGAGGAAGAGGAGATGGTAGAGACGAGGCCAGAAGACTCACTAACAGTCGCCCCACCGACTGACCCCTCAAGATAGAGCAAATCAAATATACCGTCTGGGTCCTCGCTGCTGTAGTCAGCCCCGAAACCTATTCCGCCTGAGGTAAATGTAGTATCAGTTGCAGACAGCGTTGCGTGGTCTGCTGCCCCAGCACCAACATTGTATATGGTCACATCTATACTACCATCGGTCCCCCACGCCACTTCGATGTTTTCATACTTGCCAAACGTAGGGTCAACCTGTGTGGTAGATGCCAATGTAGTAGAGGAGCCTCCTTCAACTTTATTAATCAAAATCTCATTAGTTCCACCAACGACTGTATTGTATCGAACTTCGTAGTAGTTGCTCGAATCTTGGACACCAAAAAGAAACATATGATGCCTACTATTTTGATAAGGAGTTTTACACCAGGTGCCGAACGTGTCGCCCTGAGAAGGGTAATAATCCAGACCGCTGGTGGAGATTATTATCGAATCTCCGAAAGAGCCGCCCATCTCAAGTCTGTGCCCATCGTGGTAGGAGTCACCATCCTGTGCGACAGACCAATCTCCAGTGTCTCCAGTATATTCGGAGATGTCGCCATCCTCGAATGAGTCGAGGATAGTAAAGTCGTCTGTCGTACCAAGTGTCTGCCACGTATCAACGTAAAACGGGTCTCCGCCCAGGGATTCGTAGAAAACGCCGCCGACGGCGTGATTATATGTGGTATCAGTAGCCGATACAGACTCTACGTTAGTTCCAGTATCATCATACAAATCAACTGTAATTGTTCCGTCCCTTTTCCACGCGACCTCGACGCGGTTCCATGCATCTATTGTAAGTCCGCTTATATCACCAGATGCCAAAAATGACCGAGTGCCGTCGACTTGTCTTGCAATATCAAACCCTCCGCTATCAAAATATAATTCATATGCACTACCTCCATTAGCGTGTCCGTGATACGGCCAACCAATACTGGTGTAGACGCCTGTACTGGTCGGATAGACATACAGTTCGAAAATCTGCCCTCTCTTTGGTGAGAACGTCTCATCTTGATTGTACACACGTCCGTCGGCCCATCCGTCCGCAAGTAACGAGTACGCCGACGAATTGTGAGCCTGTGTCGATGAAATAGAGATGGCTCCAGTATTATCCGTGTACTCTAACAGGTCTCCGTCATCAAAGTCGTCAACAACAGATGGCATTATCCAGAGTTCGTGCTATAGTCGAGAGCGAGTGCGTCCACAGTCCAGTTCCCGTCCCCAAACCGCTGGTTGAGAACTGGCTTTACGTCTTGTCCGTGGTCTGCAAGCGTTTCAGTGTCGTGATAGAAGGCGTGAATCTCGTTTAACGCATTCCAGGCATCAGTGCCTTCACCCCAGGCGACTACGACATACCACTCTTCAGCTTCGTTGTGCGCGAGTAGATGGTCGTATCCAGCATCGGACACGTGCTGGCGTGTAAGCGGACCAGCAGAAGTAAACCCATCGAGACGGTCGTCTTGTCCAACGAGCTTTGGCTCGCGCACCTGTATGGTATTGCCAGCACCGTCGGTCTCGTCATATGTCTCCATGGGGAGAATGAACCAGCGGTGATACGTCGTAGCCATAGTTCAGATTACGATACCGTAATCGTAACTGTCACGTCGAGCGTGTCAATCTGGGAGAGGTCTCTCTCGGTGCCGAACGGTCCGTGCGTGGAGTGCAGGTGGTCGGTTGCAGCACCGTCTCCAGTATCGCTCGCCTGGAAGTTCACCACGGCGAACGTGCCGTCGATGGACGACACCGATGAGTCGGACGTGTCGAACGACACTGTGGTCTCAATACCCCAGTCGCCGCTAAGGTCCTGTGCAGACGGAGTGGCGGACTGGCGTGCGTACGCAGAGCCAGCAGGCTCTGTCGTAATATCGGCAACGTCGTTTGTCTCTCCAATGGCATCTGTGCCGTCGTCGTAGAGTCCGAAGCTGAATGACACTCCGTCAAGACCATTCTTGACGACGTGCTCCTCTCCGAGGTCTGTGAGTACGTAGCTCATTCTTCAATCACCTCTGATGTGGTTTCAATGTCGATGTCGATATCTTCGTCTTGAAGCGCCTCGACAATAGCGCGTAGTTTTTCTTCCGCAGAACTGTCCTTGTCCGCCGTTAGTTGTTCAGAGTCGATGTCCAGATGGACGTGCTCGTGTACGTGTTTTCCCATGATTATGTTGCTGATTCGTAGAAGTCGATTCTAATTGAGGCGTCGTACGCCGTCGAGCCGCTGCGGTTCTCTACCTCGATAAGATAGTCTCCGCCTTCAACGACGATTCCAACTGGGTCAGACGTTTGTCCGCCAAGTGAGTTGTCGGAACTACCTGGTTGCGAGTCGTCTTTTCCGATATACTCTTCTATCACATTGTTTGCGTTAGACCAGGTAGAGTCCTGGTATGCAGTCACGACCGAGGAGGGCTCTCCATCGCCGTGGCGGCGGTTTCCGATGAACGCCTCTGTACCCGCAGTATAGTCAGCGCCACACGGATGACGCATCGTAAACGGCCCAGGAGACGTTACCTTTACCCGAGAGATTACGATATCCTTGCCTGAATTTGCAGGATTAGAGACGTGTAGAGTTAGCGTGCCGCCAGCAGACAAATTCTTATTGACACAGACTCTAAACGACTCGCCACGTTTAATCTTGTGCTCTTCGATTGTAATATCAGTCATTTAGGATGTCCTCCTTAAGCGTTTCGAATTCGTCTTCAGTGATATGCCCATCTTCGAGAAGGGCGGCAAGGCGCTCAATCTTGTCAAGAGCGTCTGACTGCGCGGAAGTCGGGTCAGTCTGTGACTGCGTTTGTCCCTGCTCCTGTCCGCCCTCACGACCGCCTTCTTCGGGCGTACCTGGAGCGGAGGTGTACTCGCGCTCGGAGATGAGAGCCTGCTGGCCCTGGCCCGAAGTAGCCAGGCGGACGCGGTCGAGAATGTCCATCTGGTCCTCTGTGAGGTCGTCAAGCTCGACGTGCGTGAATTCCTCTGTCAGAAGCTCACGCGCCTCGTTAGGCGTAAGCGCATACTGGCCGATGAGGGTCGTTACGGACTGCGATGCGGTTTGCAGCATCTGCATCCGCGTCTCCTCGTCCACCTTGAACAGCGGCCCCCACTCGATTTCTACAGGATACTGGTACTCGCTCGACGTTCGACTGTCGAGCATCTTCTTCGCCCGAGTCAGGTACTCTTCTATCTTCTGCTCGGCGCGGTTCGTACGGTAGCGCTCGACCTTGTTGAAGTAGTTCTTGATGTCTACTTCGGAGCCGCTAACCGTACCAGCCTGTGTGCCGAACAGGACGCTCTTCGTCATCTCGTGTCCAGCACAAATCTGGTCAAAGAGCACGTCGAAGTATTCCTGTGGCTGTAGCTCGTTGCCTGAAGCGTGCTGCGTCAGGTCGTAGCCGTATGGCATAACGAGGGCGGACTTCGCGGACATGTTCCGCGTCTCTGCCACCGCGTTAGCGAGGTCCTCCTCGTCAGCGTCTTCGGGCAGTTCGACACTGTACATGTGCGCTGCGTTACGGAAGAGGGCCTGTGTGATGGCCCAGTCCCCCTTCTCGATGCCCTTCATTATGTTGTAGCTCGGGATAAGGACGCTGTCGCCCTCGTACATACCGAGCGTACTCTGGTCCTGGTAGCGCTTGACACTACTGCCCTTGTAATCGCCGTCCACCTCGCGGTGCCACGTCAGATGCTGGACGCGGTCCTTGTGGATGAACTGTCCGCCATCCTTCGTGTCGAGCACGTATCCAACGGGCTCGCGGAAGTGCGGACTGTCGATATCGAGATTGACGACGATACCAGTCTTCCGCACGTCGTACTGCTCTCTGTCGAGTCCTGTGCCTTCCTTGATTTGTTCGTGTACGTTACTGCCGTTTCCACTGAGGTGGTCTACTGTCAGCACCTTGAGGTGCGAGATTCTGCTAACGTCGATTTCTTCGTCGATGGGCGACACGTGTACGCCGCTGGACCCGCGCTCTTTTGTTCCGATGAAAATGAGTGCGAATCCGTCACGGCGCGCCTTCTTCTCTGCCATCTGATACGCTTCAGGATAAGAGCCCATATCCTCGAAGCGCGGTGATGTCAGCAGGTTCTCGGCCTCGTCTGCGTTGTCGCCAACTACCTCGAAGTCGTTCTTAAATGCGTCTTCGATAGGCTTATTGACGAGGACTGAAGCGAAAGTGCGACGGTAGTACCACCTAATCTCGCTCAGCGTCGGGTCACGGTTGAGTTTGCGAGGGTCTACCTCGTCCGCGGAGTCGCCTCTCTGAGAGAAAAGCTGTGTGCCTCTATCCTCTGCCTTTGCGGCGTTGGCGTAGAGGCCCGTTGTCGGACGCTGAAGGTCCTCGCTGGAGTCAACCGAGATATCAAAGTCTCCTTCTTCCATGTGTTAGTACCCTGGGCGCTTTGTACTGCCCAGTTGCTTGAGTGTTCTACGCGATTTTACCTTGTGTGCTGCTATCCAGAGATATGTCAGCGCGTCGAAGATGTCGTCCTGTCTGTCGGAAACTACTTCGACCTTCGTACGACCTGCTCGCGTCTCCTTCTTCTCCGTGTACGGTGCAGTTAGCTGCTCGACGACCTGTGTTCCGAGAGAGTGGCGTCCGTCGAATGACAGATTGGCCTTCGGAATCTTGATTTTCCCAGTCTTGAAGTCTTCGGCCATCTTCTTCACCATAAACGTCTTCGACGCCGTGAAGAAGCGTTTCTGCTCGTGATGACGATTCCACTTGATTTCTTCGCGCTCCTTCACATTCCCGTACCAGCAGCCGTAGATGGTCTGCTCGTCCTTGTCACTGAAACCAAGCTCGTCCTGAAGTTCCTCGCGGTCCGTGTCACCATACCCCTCGTCTACGACGCCGATATCAACGTCGTAGCGCTCCATGTAGCGCGCAATCTGCTCGCGCTCTTCACGGGACGAGAGGTCTGAGTCGAGAACGTCGATATTCAGGACACGCAGAGTTTCGCCATCTGGGTCCATCTCGCCGACCATGATAACGGTCTTCGCAGCGCCCTCGCCGCTTCCCCCGCCCCAGTCGACGCTGAGCACGGTAAGCGTGTTATCAAACTGCGGCTCAGGCTTGAACCCTTCGCCCTCCACGAATCCGACCTGCCACACGTCATCGTTGACGATAAGGTCGTTTTCGGGGCTGAAGAAGTTGGCGTTAACCTCGTTCTCGAACCGCTGCTTGCTGTACGTTTCTCGCTTGAAAGCGACGTTCTTGCGGTTGTGAAGTGGGCTGTTATGCTGGTCGATGTGCCAGCCCCTGACAGTGAACCCCTCGATTTCGTCAAGCTCGTCGCGGAATTCCTCGATAAGGCCGCTCAGTTCCTTGGCGCGGGAGGTGTTTCCACGCTGCCGAGCAAGCTCCCGCTCCTCCTTGAGCGTCTGTATCTGCTCCTTGAGGTCTTTGCGCTCCTGCTCAAGCTCTTCGGGCAGGAACTTCTGCGCGTCAGCTTGCTGAATCCACTCACGCTCGTCTGCGTCCCACGTCTTCTGGTCGCTGTAGCGCCAAAGTCTGTGGAAGAACGTGTTAGCCATCTTAGGAGTCCCGATGACGAATACCGTTGGGAAGTAGTCGACCTGCGGGACCTCCCTGTCGATGGCTTCGAGGAACGTACTGAAAGTGCCCTCGTCTACGTCCTGCGCCTCGTCAATAACACCGATATGCGCGTGGATGCCGCGGAGCTTGTCACCCTCGTTCCACGCTGAACGGCTCTTCAGGTGCGAGTACGCCGTATACACCTCACCCGTCTCTGGGTCGATGGACTTGTTCTTAAACTTCTGGTGGCTGACGTTGTCCTTCGTACGCCGCTCCACCATGCCAGACTGCTCTACCTTCTGCTTGAACCTGTCGATGACCTCCCCGCGCTGGTCGTCTACAGGTGCCGTAGCAAGAGCCTCCAGGCTCGGATACATATCCAGAGCCCACGCAAGGATGGTCGTCACCGACCACGTCTTTAGACACCCGCGAGCGAAGAGCAGCACGTTGATGTCGCCCCAGTTCTCGGGGTTCATCGGGCTGTCTTCGTCAGCGAGGTACCAGAGGAAGTTCTGCTTTGTGTCGTCGTAGAAGTCGTACGGGCGCGAAGGGTCGTTCGGGTGACGCAGATAGTTGCGCGCCCATAGCTTCGGGTCGTGGGGAAGCTTCCTCTGGACTTCCGCGGGAGGCTCCTGCCGTGTCATCTATGTGCCGTGTGCTTTTTCGCTACAAAAGGCGATGGTGCGTTTTCTGAGGCCTGTTCGGGCAGAGAGTTGAGTGCGCGGGCGCGCTTACTGTAAGATGCCTCGTTTCCATCAGTATCCGCCACGACGTGCTCAGTCTTCCGCAGCATCGTCAGGCACCTCAAGCTCGTCAAGCGGGCTCGTATCATGACGCTGCGCTTCGGGCGCAGGCGTCTCTTCGTCTGGCTCAACCTTCACGACCCACTCCCGTGCGCCCATAGACGCCTGCTCGCTATCGTCATCCATCGCTACGCCGCCGAACTTCATGTGCTCCTTGTAGTCCTTCTGAATGCGGCTGAGAGGCAGGTTAAGGTGATGCTCGTCCTTGACCTTGATGATGCGCCCGCTCTCCGTTTCCTTCTCGTACTCGGCTTCGCCGACAGCCAGGTCTTCCTCCATCGCTACGCGGAACTGTTCCTCACGAATATTCTCCATGATGACGAAGTCGAGAGCGGCGAACCACAGCGCCTTCGCACGAATCTTGTGCTCGTTCGTCGGTACTGGGTGGTCCATGACGATGGTGTCCACTTCAGGTCCACCAAAGTCGCTGTTAGAAGCGTCAACTCGTAGCTCAACGACCTCCTCGTCCCAACTGTACTTCGATTCTTCCAGAAGGGACTTGTACATGTCGTTCGCCAGCACAGCCTCGTGTGGTTCCATATTCTGGAATGCGTGGCTGTGCGACTTGGAGTACGCTCCCGTCTTCATCTGGTCTGCGTGTCGTTCCATGAGATTTTCTCTGCCTTTGTGGTTTTTACAAAACGTCGACCCGTCCTCGATAAAGTTCTCCTCCGCCATTGCGGTACAGTATCGACGTTCGCCGTACCGCTCGAACGTAAACTTGAGAACGGCGTTGCAAGGAATATAGCCCATTTCCTCTTCTGTGACGGGCTCCTTGCTACCCGCGTCAGTGTCGTACTCTCCGTGCTCGTCTGATTTAATGACCATTTTACGTGAACCTGATTGTCTCTTCGACCTCGTGCGGAGACAGAAGATACTCATCGAAAAGCTCCTCCATACGCGGCGACAGGTCGATGGCGTACTGTCTGGGCCTATCGTCAAGCATAGTAAAAAACCCGAGTGTAGCGGGTTTGGGGCGGGTTGGAGCGACATGCACTGCACGCCGCTCCTGTCTGTATTTGTAATGCGCAGGGTACTTAAAAACTCTCGTAGGAGAGAAACCGCTCGACACAGAGGGCTCCCCATAGGCCCCCCTCATCCCCCTTCTACACATATTACTATACGTGCTATAGGCACTTAAACCTTTCGTCCACCCCTCAGAAAATATCGAACGGTTGTACCCGCCCCTCCCCGCGACCTCGGGTTTAAGAGCCCCGCCGTTAGACTCCCTCATACGTTCGAATTCGTGTCCGTGAGCAGTTGACTATGGCAAGTCGTCCTTAAGTTGGTTGAATGGCCGTTCCTCACACTCGTCCAGGTGCTGGTCGAGCTTGACTGGGTCGTCGTACTCGGCTCCGCACCAGGAGCACATCCATTTTACCATGTTATATCTTATCAGTTTTCTGTCGTACCAGTTGTCTGACGCGCTTAATCTCGCCGAGCGTCGTACCAGTGTCTTGAAGTAGTCGTCTGAAGTCCTCCTCGTCACGAATCCATCTTCCACGCTCGTTCGCTACGAGCGAGATAATGGCGAGAATAGTCTGCTGTGAGGAGTAGTGTCCCATCCGAGCCATGTCAACGTCTCGCATGATGTGTTTGACACGCGACACGTCTGTCTGCGGCAGGTCGAGGAAACTACAGAACGTCTCAATCCAGCGCTGTCTATCTGCCCAACGATTCTGCTGACGCCTGTCGCTCGCGCGCCAACCGTCGTTAATCTTGTTGAGTCGCCTCCATTTCATAGGGTCGTCCGACTCGCGCGGGTCGAAGCCCGTTCGCGTCTGCGAGCGCCCATCGTTGTCCCACACGGCAGATTCATCTATCATCTCATCGACCTCCGACGCTGACAGTGTACCGCGCTCGCGCCCGAAGCGGAATGATACGTCGGTGTCGGCATTCCGCTCCGCCGCGGCAGCGCGGTCCAGCGGCTCATCTCCATCATCGGACATGTCAGAACGGTCGATTGACACGTCAGCGCGCTTACGTTCTACGTCGATGTAGTCGTGGTCGATTTTCTTCCCCATCGGTGTAGGCGGTTCTCGAACTCCCTTGAGTGATGTGGTGCGCTTGCAACACCATGATAGTTAAGGGCGGTCGAGATTTCGTAGATGAATATATTTCCAGCACAGTCCAACACGTCCTGAATAAGCATCTGTACGCCGAGCGGATTCGCGCCGTAGTCGTCAGAGTCGTCTGCAACCTGATAGGCTTCTGACACGAAGGACTCGTCAGCGAGGTCTCTCTTCGTGACAGGCTCGTGACGCTTCAGCCGCTCGATGTGTTCGTCGTCAGTCATCTTCGTGTTCTAATCGCTGTACCACGCGGATGTCGCTATATACCGCGGCAGCGACATCTCTGGCATATGGTACTAAGTGCGCGCGCCTTATAAATCTTTCGGTTGTTTGCACGCGCGTCTAATCTGAAATTTGGCTCCTCGCGGCCTCTCGCTACCGTGCTCCAGTGCTAAAAAGCTTTCGAGGTCGAGGGAATTGATGGACCATTAACCTGACAAACCTCCAACATGTCAAAGACCTAAAACAGGCGGGGTGGGTTCGCTGAGTGACATATCGTTTTCTTGATACGACTGCGTCTGACATATCTGTCGTCTGAAAGGTCGCGCGATTTGTAGATTTCTGCGTCTGAAGGCTTCTCCGCGGTATCTGTGGGGTTTTTCTCGTGTGAGTCACGGCCATCTGTCGGCCTTTTGAGGGGTATCTGAAGTGACAGGTTGGTTCGCTCGCTCGTCACACCCCCATTCGTCACTGACATGTCTTCGTCACTGACATGTCTTCGTCACTGACATGTCTTCGTCACTGACATGTCTTCGTCACTGACATATCGCTTAGCTGATACAAAACGATTGACAAAATTTTTTGGATACAAGTCAAAAGATTGACTTGATGTCTGGCCCCCATTCGAGATACCCTTTGTCAGTTTTCTTAGCAATTTCAAACTCCCTCTCACATTTCTGACAGTAACCCATCGTATTGCCTCGGAAACCTGACTTGTTTAACAACTTGACACTTCCTTTCGGGTGGGGTGGGCAAGCGTCTGACATCTTATATGTCACTCAGGCTTCATACCTTCGACGAGCCCGCTACGGACAGGTTCCTCAGCTTCATATCGGATATCTGAGGGGAAGTTGTCAATCGAGGGGCGAGTTTCCATGACAATTTCGTAACATGTCCACTTATCGACATCGTAGGGCCAGACGCCTGACTTGACAGCAGCCTGACGTGTCTCAGCCCTTAGTTGTTCAAAGGGGACACGGGGGAGGGAGTCGACGTAAATCGTCACAGCACGACGATATATCAAGTCCTTGAGAGTACCGTGATATCCAAGTTCTGACATAACGATGTCAGCGGCCTGAGATATCTCCCTCTTGAGGGGTTCGTCCCCGATATCGTCCCAAGTCTCCGCGTCTGACTTGATGTCTTTCGGACCTATCAAATCGCTGATAGGCGTAGCATACTCCTGCGCCGCTGCCTCAGCTTCGTGA